GGGACTTTCGTCCCTGCAGGCAATTAGCCGTCTGCTAGCAGACAAGCAAATTCCTAAATGGATCATTGTCCAACTGGATAGTGAGTCACATTGTCCCGGCCCGAAAGGGAGGGAGTATGATTTATTTCAATCTCTTATGAGCACTTGGTGATCATATTGGTCTAATGCTTGAAACTGTAAGCCCCTACAGCGGTTGCACCGATGTATGCTACAGCGCATCCTAATCTTGGGTAGTTATTCCCTCAGACCATTACGGTTCACAGGGTACGTATGACTAACCTAGTAGCTTCCCCGGCTATTAGGGGGATGCTAAGTGTCAAATATGGGTGGAAGCAATTCCATTCCAGCCTTACTTACAGAAGCGACCGGGAACGAGAGCGCCCGAAGTAGTAGGAAGTCATCTCCGAAAGAGAGAACCCCTTCACCTATGGGGCGATCAATCGTAACGATTGGTCGGTGACTTTAGGTTGCTTAGCAGCATCCTTGTCAGTAAGGTACCGAAAGGTATAGAGTAGTCTCTACATCGAGTGTATGGGTGATCATCGTTTTCCTAAGCAGTACCAGGTTTCTAATCGCCAGAAATGGTGTGCAGAAGAACGACAATGTCGGAAATCCTTCCTTTAGTAATAAAGGAGGGGGGGCCTGAGATTTGTGTTGGATATACTTTGGTTAAACCCAAAGGTGTTAACTCCACCGACCCTACCAAGGGTGCCTGCAGCCCTCGCAAGAGGAAACTGAAGGCGTAAACGAGTAATAGCTAAGCATCATCTAGCCTAACTATTATGAAACTCCGGAATATTATTCCTATATCCAACTGTGTTGGAGGAGCCGCGTTTACGTGGCAGACCACTGTAAAAGGTGGTCGCGCCCTAGGTGCAGCCCTAACAAGGGTTCTGCATCTCAGGGATGGAGGAATCACTTCTAGATGGTACACAGCAACAATGGAATTTGGACGCTATGTCGTGCGCTTGCAACGATCAAACGGCTGGGTCTACGTCGTGAAGTACCTCAAAGCCTGCTCTGTTTTATTACAACAGGCCGCTGGAGGTCAACGGATCGATAGTGCTCAGGCGCTAGGGACCGCGGTGCGTCGTACAAAAGGTTCCGGCATTCCCCGTGTGATACCCGCAGTGATGCGGAAAAGTATCCGTTCAGGAGATCCTTGGACGATACGAATTTGGCTTTCGTTCTTCCAGTTATATCGAGTAATCGAGATACCTGGAAAACTTAAACTTCAGTCGATCACTGATGGCTCAGCAATGAGGCCAAGTTTCCTAAAGGGATGGATTCTATTCTTAAACGACTGGCTACCTTTTCTCTTTCGTGAGATTGGGTATAACCAGTTAGCCACTTCTTGGATGGCTCGTCGAAGCTCATGCGTAAGCGTGAGAAACGCTAATTATGAATTAGAGGAGAAATACTCCTTGACACAGATCATTGATCTGGTTCATAACTTAGCCGCGAGCTGGATCACCTTTGAGTGGGAAGGAATCCCTTGCAATCTCAAACCCCGGTTACTGGCTCTGTTCAAGTCGGGACCTAATAGCGGTGGAGTCCATGCCAAATCATGGGTCGATGGCCAGGAGAAGACAAAGCGTCTTCCTAATGGCAAGCGTGTTTCGTACCTTACCGGTACAAATACAAGCGCTATCTTCACCGATAGTATGCAGTGGCAGGCTTGGGACCTATTCCGAGAGAAGTTCTTGGATTATCCAGAACACCTCTACACGGATTTATATCCGCTGTTAAAGGAATGGTTGCACATCGTAGGAGACGATGTTATAAGTCGTATCCTATTCATCGCTAAAAGGGTAGCCAAAGCTAATTATCATAAGATATTAGCTGGGGACTACAACCCGTTTGATTATCCCGGTTTCGGCCGTCCGAAAGGACTCGGGAAACTAGGTTATAAGGTCGAACCCGCCGGAAAAGTGCGAGTATTCGCCATGGTGGATAGCCTCACGCAATGTATCATGAAACCTCTTCACGATCTCCTTTTCTCAATCCTGAGAAAATTGGAGACTGACGGAACGTTTAATCAAATTCGTCCCGCTCAGCGCCTTATTGATTTAGGGTTTCGTGAGTTCTATAGCTATGATTTATCATCGGCTACAGACAGGTTTCCCCTGGCATTGCAACAGGTAGTTCTTTCGGTTATAATTGGCCCTAAGATGGCTAAATTGTGGGCTAAGATCCTCGTTGAGAGGTTCTATCTCACACCCAAAGCTCCGAAAGGAGTTATGGGCCCCCCGGCTGATACACCTTTAGTGTATGGGTCAGGGCAACCTATGGGTGCTCTGACTAGTTGGGCAGCCTTTAGCCTATGCCATCATTGCCTAGTCCAATACGCGGCATACCGCGCGTTAGGTTCCATTGGGTTCTTTAAAGAGTACGCGCTCCTTGGTGACGATATTGTAATCGCCAATTACAAGGTAGCCCAAGAATACTTGGTTCTTCTCCGAGAGATCGGCGTTGAATATGGATTGGCGAAATCTTTAATTTCGTCTACCGGCGGTTTTGAGTTCGCAAAACGAACCTTTGCCAAAGGGAAAGACGTGTCTGGTATCTCTCTATTAGCAGTAGGTGTCGCGAAAGCGGACCATGCTGTTTTAGAACAGATATTAACACGTTTTGGAGTTACCGGGTCGTTAATGGAGACATTACGGCGCGCCTCCAAAGTCCTAGGTTACGGTCATCGTTCAATAGCACGGCTACCAGCTGTGTTAAAGACGAGATCACGTCTCCAGGGTCTCGCGATCCTTCTTTCCCGTCCTGGTTCACCATGGGGCCTTTCAGTGATGAATTGGCTCCTACAGTGGAATACTGGGGAGGTTAGGGAGGTACCGCGGGAGGTTCTCTTAGCGATAGGAGAACGCCTTTTTAGCTCTTTAAGAGACAAGGCGAGCAACGCAATTGCAAGGGCCAGGGAGAAACTGGAAACAGTTATCTATCCTGACTCTGCGTATGGTGGTAACATTGATACGTGGTTTGACGATGAGAATATCCAGGCGGAAGCTTGGAATATCTATGTCGTCTTACCGTTAGTTGCGGAACTCAAGGTGGATCTTAAATCTTTAAAGGAGCGGCTTCATTCTTTAGAAGCGCCGTCTTTAGACGATCTCAATGAGATCTGGGACCGTGTTGAGGAAATACGGGATGCAATCGCCGCATTACCGAGTCCGAACTTCTTTGAACGAATTCGTCTTGAATTCGGAGGAGCGAAAAGGTCAGCCTTAATCAAGGTTTTCCGATCGGCACAGTCCTGGCTACGAACCGAATTAGCTCGTAAGGTTTCTGAGCGATGTCTACCGATCATAGGGATGGCAATGGCAGGACCCGAAGGGCCACAAGAACTCCAAATACATGAGGAGTCTCTTGTAGAATATACACCTAAGGAACCGGAAGGAGCACAAGAGTCCGAAAACTCTTGGATCCCTGGTCCAGGGGCGCAATTCTCTATGTTGAATGCCAACTGTGACGGCATTTGGACTGAATTAATTCAGGCAAGTGACGGATCGGTTGTTCCCTCTTTTACCTATCAGGTAAAGGGAGTCATCTTCACGGAAAATGATATCCATTTAGATGGGATTTACCATAGAGAAGACCTTTCATATGTTCTCGCGCTCGACCTTCTAGCACCCGAAGCGAAAGCTAGGGTGATGGATCGTTTAAGAGACGAAAGCTATGACGAGATGTAGTGATACACTCGGAATTAGGTTCTAATATCATAGACGCCAAGGGCAATCTATTAAAAGGAGAGAAATACCTCCTTCCTTTAGGTAAGTTGGGAAACAATTAACTACCTGGCTAAAAGATAAGCCACCAAGGGGACACTCTCTCTTGGAAAAGGGTGGTCTCTTACGAGAGATCAGACCTATCTTCCCCCCGGGAAAGGGGGAAGGGCGAGCGATCGTCGAACTAAATCAACAAAAGAACCTAGTGGCAACTGCGAAAGCATCCATGTGGATAAAATCCGAGTTCCCTCAGGCCAATGTATTAATTTTGGTTCTAGACTGAATTCTACTGCATTCCAGACTCCCATTGCTAGAAGTCCAGGTTGCTAACCACAATCTGGTTAATGCACTCCATTTGGAAAGGGCCTCGCGAGGTCCCAATCCAACAAAGTAACATAGTGAGATTCAATCTCGATCAGGC